CCGTTCACGCGTCGAATGTGCTTCGGTTTTAACTTCGCACAATTTCGCGCAATGGCATCGACTGCCGAACGGACCACATCGCTGTCATACGCATCGGCCATCATGGTGAAGACCGGCATGTAGCCGTTCATCATCTTGAGCGATTGCATTTGCGACGGAGTAGGTCGTCGGCCAAAGATTCTGTCAAACAGTGATCTGCGTTCTGCCACGCCATCACCTCCTTCAAATCAGCGATTTATAATCGCCAAGTTTATTGAAAAGGACCGTATACGCTATCAGTAGCGATACGGCCCCGTCAATTCGTTGTCGTTGGTGCTGACCCTTTACGGGTCGGATGTTCCCGTTCTCGTCCGTCTTCACAGACGTGTTCGTCAAACACCATTTCAGCACCGGGTTGTTGTTGTAGTTGATGTTCTTCGCTTGCAGGTCCGCCGCCAGTTCCTTCATCGGCTGACTTAACGTCTGAAAGCCTTGCCGAACGACTTCCATCTCGAAGCCTTGGTCTTTCATTTCCTGCACCCAGTATGTCGAGTTCCACGGGTCGTACCCAACCCACAGCGGGCGAATCGAGTGTTCGCGGTACATGCGAATGAACCACTGCGTCACGTCGCTGAAGTTGATTTTATTACCGGAGCTGAGTGTCAACAACCCACGCTGCGCCCACTTGTCATACGGTATCTTATCTTCCTTGGTGCGTTTTTCTATCAGTTCTTCCGGTAGAAAGTACTGCTGTAAAGCGTACTTGCTGCCGTCTGCCTTCATGACCAACAGCGTCGCGCACGCGAGGTCCGTTGTGCTTGACAAGTCGACGCCCCCGACTGCGTAACAGTCGTGGATGTCCGCCATGTCAAATGTCGCGGCGTTGTCGATGTCGTCGAACGTCAACCATGTGCCGGCGACCGTGTCGCGCACGTTGAAGTCTTTCGTGAGAATCCCCGGCAAGTCTTTCGGACTGCTCTTGGCCCGCTCGACTTTCTCCGTGATGTCCTCCAGCTTCTTAATGCGGCCAAGTCCCGGGTTCGCCTTTTCCCATGACCGGTAATCCGTCCACTCGTTGCGGTCGTCCAGCTCGTACAGAATCGGTAGAAAGCGCTCGTCTTGAATCGTGCCATCGACGACTTTCGACGCGTAGTCGTACATGTCGTCGTATATGTTCTCACGCACAGTACCCGCCGTGGTAATCATCACCATGAGCGGTTGCCGGCGTGCGGACATTCCCTGTTTGAGTACTTCATAAAGGTTGCGGTCCTTGATGGCGTGCAGTTCGTCGATGACCGCCAAGTGTAAGTTCAAACCATCAAGCGTGTTCGAGTCACTGGCCAAAGCGGTCATCGTTCCGAACGTCAGCGGGAAGTACAAATCCGTCTTACGCTTCTTTAAGTGCGCTTTCAAATCCGGTGACTGACTCACCATGTTGAGCGCTTCGTTGAACACGATGGACGATTGCTCACGCTTCGTGGCTGCCGACACGACTTGTGCGCCGCCTTCCCCGTCGGCGATCAGCATGTAGAGCATGATGCCTGACAGTAGCGTCGACTTTCCGTTCTTTCGTGCCACTAAAAAGAACGTCTCTTTGAAGCGCCGTGTCCCGTGCTCATCGACAAAACCGAACAGCGCCGCGATGAACGCTTTTTGAAACAGCTCGAGCTGTATGGGCTTGCCCATCCATTCACCTTTTGAGTGCTTGCAAAGCGTTTCAATAAACTCAATCGGCTTGTTGGCCAACCGGTTGTCAAACTTCCACTTACCATCCGGCTGACGCATCTCTGCAATCAGCCGAGCATACACTTTGCGCACTTTGGCGCTGACCATTACGCTGCCGGACTCAATCTCGTTCCAGTACAGTTCGACGTAATTACTTTTTAAGAAACTCAAGCAGCATGTCTTTCTTGTGGTTCGTCTCTTGTTCCGGCAGTAGGTCAACGAGTTGCTTCATAATGGTCATATGATTTTTTATCATCGTGTTATATATTTCAACCTCGGGACTTTTCTTAGTGCCCCACTGGTTCTCACCGTTCTGGTATTCACTGATGACACCGTTCTGGTTCATCGCGTCTTGCAGGTCGTCCAAAGTCACCGACATGAACGCTGCGTTCTTAATCAGCGATTGAAGTGTAGACAAAGTGTCCTTATCTAGCACCTTAAACAGTCTCTTAATGCGCTTGATTTCCTTCTCGATGCGCTCCGCCTTGTCGCTCATGTCGATGCTCCTTTCGATTAAAAATCTACACCCCGGCATGAGACCCTTGGAGAGGTGTTGGAAAATCCCCCCGACGGTCCCGAACGGCCTTATTCGTTTTTTCAGACCGGGGGGACCCGGCGTATCAGATTCCCGTCTTCATCAAACATCAGTTCCGAGTCCGTGGACTTCGATTGGAAGTGCTCTCGGTTATGACAATCCTGACAAAGCAATTCCAGATTGTCATGACTCAGCGTGACGTTCGGATCGTCGATGTTTGATTCGTTCAAATAAATCTTATGATGCACAATCTTCCCGCCCGCTGCACATCGTTCGCACAGGCCGTGCACCTTGATGATGTAACTCGCCCGGCAATCTCGCCATGCTTTCGAATGGTAAAAAGCCTTCGCGTATTCTTTCATGGTTACCCGTTATGTGTCTTGAGCGTCACCATCGACATGCTGCCAGAACCGTACAGTGCGACAAGTTTGGCTCGGTCCATTTGAAGCAACTCACCGTCGAACATGCCGCGCAGTTGCACCAACTCTGCTTCTGTTCCAGTGTCGGCGACTTGCACCCAAGACGATGAGCTGAAATTGTAATAATAATAAGACGAATCTTTTTTGAACAGGGATTGTCTTGTTGGCGTCGTGTACGTTTCGATTTCAGCGAAACCATTCCCGCCGGTTCCGCCTTGAATAATATTTGTTGCGCTCGGCGAGGCAACGCCTGTTGCATTCAAAGTATACGTACACGATTTTCGTGACAAAACGTTAATACTACCGCCACCCGAGCCGCCGCCCGTAGCGCCTACCGCGTCACTCGCGTTACCGCCTTGAGAACCTCTCGACTCAATCGTGCCCGCACCTGAACAATTGTTAAGGGCGATTAGAATTAACAAACCGCCGGTTCCATCCGAACCGTTGTTCGCCGCCCAGTTGCCGCCAACCCCTGTCGCACTGACCAAGCGCTTTCCGTTACCACCGTTGTTCCCCGCGCCGCCACCTGCTGAACGGTTTCCTGTCGATACGTTTTGCGCGCGACCGTCTCCACCCGCGCCACCGTTAGCGGCCCCACTTCCAGCAGACGCACTGACGGCATTGGCCAATGCACAACCGCCGCCGCCTGCGCCGCCAGAGTACGAAGTTCCCGCTGCACCCGCGCCGGAGGTAGCCGTTGAGCTTCCGCTTCCAGTTGAAGCAACCGCAGCACCCGAACCACCGCCGCCTGTTCGACGAGCCGTCGCCGCGGTCGGTTGTGTTCCGACTGTCGATGCCAGCGTCGTTGTAGACGTTGCCGTTCGTGCCGTTGCGCCTGCTGCCCCCGCGGCTGGAATCAACTGTGCCGTTCCGCCGTTTGTCGCGAAATAAACATTTTCGCCTGTCGCATTTGCACCGCGTGCCGTCATGTCTATCTTCGCGCCGCTGTTTATCGTCAAATTACCTTTGACCACAACAAACAATCCGCGCAGATGGTGAGACGGTGTCGTGAACGTGTCTGATACGGTTAGATCGCCGTGAAAAATTCGAACGCACATGAACGTGTCGCTAGCCGTAATGTCGTCAAACAACGTGGCTTGGGCACTGGCGTTGTAATTGTAATTGCCGTAAATAGCTTTAATTTTGACATTTGCAATATCCGTATTTGAACCGCCGGCCGTCGTTCGAAACGTGTCCGTCTGTCCAGACGCGGTAGTCGGTACGTATTGTGATGTCAAAATGTCGAAAATGGTAGAGCCTGTATATAAAGCCATCGGCTCACCTCCTACGATGTTGAAATGTAGTTAATCTGATACGTGTCAGTCGAACCAAAAGTGAACGTCAACGTCTGGCTTGTCTCATTAAAAGTATAAGAAACAGCGCTTGTATATGCCCCCGTCACCGGAGTGAATGTTCCTTTCAAATTGAAATTCACGGTC